TGCTGACCGGCCGCAGCACCCAGATGGTCAACGGCTGGGACCTGCGCCGGTGGCTCGTCACCGACGCCATGACGCAGGGCAACGCGTACGCGTACATCGCACGCACCTACTCCGGCGAGGCCGCCGAACTTATCCCGCTCGAGCGTGGGCGCATCACGATCAACTGGTCGGCCAACCCGCTGCAGTACCTGCTCGACGGGCAGGCGATTCCGGCCAGCGACCTCATCCACGTCAAGGGCGGCTACAGCCGGTGGGCTTTCATCGGGGAAAGCCCCCTGGACAAGTGCCGCACGCAGCTGCAACTGGTGGCGGACCTCGACAACTGGGCGGCCACCATGGCGGCCACCGGTACGACCCGGCGCCTGTCGTTCCAATTCCCCACGCCGATCAGCGAGCAGGCGAAGCAGACGATTTTGCTCGCCTGGAAGGCCAAGCATGCCAAGTCGGGCGGTGCGTCTGAACCGCTGATCATCGACGGCGGCGGCAAGATCGAGGGCGTCAGTGGGCAGGGCGACCTCGACGCCGTGACGGCGGCCCGCACCGCGGCCATGGGCGAGATCGCTCGAGCGCTCAACCTGCCGCTGTCGTTCCTGGCGGCCACCGAGGCGGGCACTCAGATTGACCTGAACGCCCAGCGTGCGCTGGTCGATCAGACGCTGCGGCCCTGGGCGAAGCGCATCGAGGCCGAACTCACGGCCAAACTGCTGCCCGGCTATCGCGTCGAGCACGACCTGCAGGAACTGCTCCGCGGCACGATGAAGGACACCGCCAAGGAGCTGTCCAAGCTCGTCATGTCTGGCGTTCTCACGCCTAACGACGCCAGGTGGTTCATCGGCATGCAGCCGGTGCAGGACCCCATGGCAGACGAACTCATGATGCGCCTGGACACGGCGGCCGGCCAGGCCGAGGTGAACGGCGACCGCGAGGACGAGGAAAGCGAGTCTCCCGATGCAGATTGATCGCCGTTCGTTCGAGGTCCGCGCAGCCGTCGAGGGCAACACCGTGTCCGGGCTGGCCATTCCCTACGAGACCGATTCCCAGCCGCTTCCCTTCATTGAGACCATCCAGCGCGGCGCGTTCGCTGCCGACATCGGGAAGCGGAACGTGTCGCTGCTCGTCGAGCACGATGGCGGGCGCGTGCTGGCGGACACCCGCAGCGGCACGCTCGAGCTCGAGGAGACCGAGCGCGGCGTGACGTTCGCTGCTCGGCTGCCGGACACCCGCGACGGGCAGGACATGCGCGTCCTCCTGCGCGACGGCATCTACCAAAACATGTCGTTTGGGTTCGCGGTCGACAAGGACGAGTGGGCGGGCAACCGCCGGACCGTCGTGTCGGCCCGCCTTTACGAGGTCTCGCTCGTCCACACGCCCGCCTACGAGGCGACCGCAGCCGCGGTCCGGGCGTTTCGCAATTCCACCGGGCTTGTCGCTCGGTACCTGCGGCTGCGGATTGGAGACCTGAAATGACCGTGACCCCCGAAGCACTCCGTGAGAAGCGTGCGCAGCTCGTCGCTGCGTGCGAGCAGTACGCCGAGACCGCAACCCCCGAGGCCGTTCGTTCGTTCGACCTGGCCGAGGAGGAAATCCGCGCTATTGACGGGCAGCTCGAGAGCCTGTCGATTCGCAGCCGCCTGGACGCCGTCAAGGCCAAGAACGGCCAACTGATCGCCCGTCCTGAGGTCCGCAACGGCGGCAACGACGCCGACCTGATGCGTTTCTTCGCCACCCGCGGCCGCGAGGGCAGCGGAAACATGGAGCTGCGCACGACCCTGACGGTCGGCACTGCTGCCACCGCTGGCAACACCGTGCCCCAGTCGGTGATGACCGGCGAGTTCGTCAAGTGGCTCGATTGGGTCGACCCCGTTCGCAAGCTGGCGACCGTCCAGACTGTCCCGAACAACCTGCGTCTGCCCGTCATCGACTCGCGCACCACTGTCACGGCTACGGCCGAAGCAGCGGCATACAGCGAATCGAACTTCACAACCATTGTGAAGACCTTCGGCGCGTTCAAGGCAACGGCTACCACGCCGGTGACCGAGGAACTGCTGTTCGATGCCTCGATCGACGTGGCCGCCGAGGTCGTCGCCGACCACGCCCGTGCGCACGGCAAGTTCCGCGCAGCCCGGCACATCACCGGCTCGGGCTCCGCCCAGGAACAGGGACTGATGTACAGCGATTCGGACTGGGAGTGGACGGTGACCACCGGCGCCACTGCAAACACGGTCGATTTCGACGACGTGATCGACCTGTTTAACAAGGTTCCCAGCGCCTACGCCCAGAACGGTTCGTGGATCATGAACCAGGCGACTTGGGCGTTCCTGCTCAAGCAGAAGGCAGCGACCACCGGCACCTACCTGTACGACGGCATGCAGGGCATGATGCTGCAGGATGGCGCCAGCGGCATGCTCATGGGCAAACCGGTGTACATCAGCGAGTTTGCCGACGTGCACAACGCTGCTTCGGCTCGCTTGCAGATTTTCTTCGGCGATCTGGCCCGCGCCTACCGCATCGTGGACCGCAAGGAAGTCCAGTTCATCGTTGACCCGTTCTCGAACAGCGGCACGGGCATCATCAACTACCGCAGCTCGATGCGGTCCGATGCCAAGATCATCGACAGGCGCGCCGGTGGCGTCATCGTCAACAAGGCCTGATCGATTCCATGTGACCCCGGACCGGCGGGGGGGACACCCCCCCCGGTCTTTTCAAAATGCCAGCACTCACTACCAGCGACATCAAGAGCCACCTGCGCATTTTCCACGCGCAGGATGACGCGTACATCGGCAACATCCTGCTGCCTGCCGTGCGCGAGACGATCGAGCGCTGCACCGGCTTGGCCATGCAGGCGCTCGAGCGCTCATACAAGGTGTCCGAGGAAGGGGACACCTGGGTGGTGCTCCCGATCCAGCCGGTAAACACCGCGTCAGCCATCACGGCGGTCTACGTCGATGACGACTCGGTGACGCAGACTGAGAACCCGGAACAGCACTGGGACGGTGAGCGCGTGGCTGTTCTGATCGAGGACGGCTGGAACCGTCCGGTGACCATCAACTGGAACACGTTGGTGGCCGACCATTACATCAACATGCTGGCGTTGCAGCTGTGCGGGCGCCTCTACGCCGACCGCGGCGACAGCACTGGCGCAATCGAGGGCAAGGCCCAGCAGATGCTGTTCGACATGCTCGGGGAGCACGGGGTGCACTGATGATCCCTCGAGGCATGTTCCGACATGAGATGGCGGTGCAGAACTACACCGCGTCCGTTGACAACTACGGGCAGGCAACCAAGACTTGGTCGACCGTGGCCACTGTGCTGGGCCACATCGAGTCCGCCGACGGCCGGTCGATCGACTCGGTGGACATCAACCGCGGGCAGACGGCTTGGCGGCTCGTCCTGCCTTGGATTGACTCGGTGACGGTGAAGAGCAGGATCCTGCTGCGCGAGACTGGCAAGACCGACCGCGTGCTCGAGGTCACCGGCGTGCTGGACCCGACGCTGGGCCGGATGGAGCTCCACTGCGAAGCGCTCGAGGTGACGGCATGAGCTTCCGCCGCGGCGCTACGTTCAACACCCCGGAGCACCTGCGCAACTACCAGCGTTTCATGGAACGCCAGGTCAACGCTTCGGAGAACCTGGGCATTATGCGTGCCGGGGCCAGCCAGCGAGCCCAGCGGGCGTTCCTGGCAGCCGAGCAGGTCTTCCTCGAGCTCCCCGACCGCGTCAGCCGCAACCTGTTCAAGCAGCTGCTGAGGCGCAGCCTCAAGCGACTGGCGACGACGTACAAGCAGAACTGGCTGACGCACGGCGCCACCCACCGCAGCTACGGCGGGCAGGAAAGCCTGCGCAAGGCGTCCAGCAAGGTGATCCAGTCGATGGGTGACACCCGCGGGCTCAAGACCACCAGCCGCACTGGCTTCCGGTACAAGCGGCGCCCCAGGTCATACGTCGCGCCGATCGTCGACAGCGGCCGCGCACAGTGGCACATCAAGCGCGACACCTACCGCGATTTCCCGCCCGAGGTCATCAAAGAGGACCTGGCGCTGGTCATCGAAACGCAACTGGTCGATTTGGCCCGCAAGGCGCGGTTGAAGGTGAAACGATGAGCATTGAAACCGCACTACGGCGCAGGCTCACCGACGACCTGGGCGTATCCGGGCTCGTGAGCACCCGCGTCAGCCCGGAGTGGCGACGCGAGGGCACGGCGCTGCCTGCCATCGTCTACAGCATCGACGCCCGCACGCCGGTGCGCACGTTGACCGGGACGACCGAACTGGCCGAGTTCTCGGTGGCCATCGACTGCATCGCCACGTCGCTGTCAGGCGCTCGAGCGCTGGCGGCTGCCGTGTCTGCCGTGCTCAACGACAACACCACCTACGGCACGGTGGACGGCACCAAGATCCAGTGGAGCGCCACCGACGGCGAGGACGTGGAGCGCATGGACGATCAGGAAGGCACGGATGACGGCCCGCGGGTGGTCCGTCAGACGTACCGCATTTGGGCAACAGGAGGCTAAGACATGGCATTCATCGCAAACGGCACAAGCATCAGCATCGCTGGCACCCCCGTGGATGCCACCGACATCAGCATTTCGGCCAGCAGCGCGGTGGTAGACGCTACTGCGCTGAACTCGGTACTGAGCACGGCGATTCAGGGCCGTCCAACTGTGACCGGGTCGGCGACGATCCACACGGACAACGCCACCGGGCTGACGCTCGCGCAGAAGTTCTGCGGGGCTACCCCATCTACGGGGGCCGTCACTGTGGTTATTTTCGCCAGCGGCGCCGGTAGTGGAGGCGTCGACTTCAGCGGAAACGCCATCATCACCGGTTACACACCGACCTACACCAACGACACCGTGCACCAGGCGACCGTAACCTGGCAATACACGGGCGAAATTACGGCTGCTCGATCATGACCTGGCGCACGTTCACCAGCGACGCAGTGGCCGGTTACCCGGCCGTGCTCGAGGTCCGGCCCATTACGGTCGGCGAGTGGCGGAAGGTCGAGCAGCTGGACGACGACGCCCGGCAGGCGTTCGTGCTCGAGTCCTGCACCCGGGTAGACGGCGTGCCGGGCTCAACAGCGCTGGACGTGCATGTGGCCATGGCACTCGTCCAGGGGGTGATGGCAAACCCTTGGAGTGGACCGCAGCCGACCGCATAGAGCGGCTGCTGACGGTCCTGGCGTACGGGCTGACTCGTCAGCCTCAGACGGTGGTGGAACCATGGCGCAAGCCAGGGCAGACTGACTGGATGGCAACCCTCGGGAAGGTGGCAACGTGGCGAAGCTAGGACTCTCAATCGGGATCGACGCCGACGTGACCGGCCTGCGCAAGATGGGCCAGCAGGCCACGGCGCAGCTCGAGGGCATTCGCGGGCAGTTCAACCGCATGCAGGGCCTGTTTGCCGCTGGGATGGCGTCTCCGCTCTTTCAGGCCATCGGCAGTTTCTATGAGGCCAACCGCGAGGCCCGCAAGACTTTGGCGGACCTTGTCCGGCCCTTTTCGGCCAACATCGTTGAGGCTGAAGTCTCGGCCATGCAAGCCAAGATTGCCGCAGGCCAGCGCATGGTTCGGCTCGGCATGGACGAAATGGAAGCCACTAGAGTGCGGCGCGAGGCCCAAAAGGAAATAGGCACCGGCCTGATCGCCGAGGGGCCAGGCGGCATGGTGTCCAAGAGCATGGAGAGTTTTTTCACGGCGCCTGGCGGGTACCTGACCAACGTGATGCGCGGGCTGGAGGGCAACCTGGACAAGGTGGTCCAGGACATGGGCATCGGATTCCGCATGCTTGGCGGTGGCGCTGGTGCCAGCGACCTCGAGAAGATGCAGATGCAGGCCGCGGGACTCCGCAGCCAACTGGGCTTTGCCATGGCAACCGGTAGCGGCGAGTCGGTCGAGTCGCTGAACATGCAGCTGCTGCGCGTGCTGGAGCAGATCAAGCAGAACACGGATAGGAGTCGCTAATGGCATGGTACGTACAACGCCTGCATAGCCAGCAGACACTAAACATTGGTACCGAGCCCACCGAGGCGGTCCACACAACCAGGTTCTTGATCGCCCAGGATGATCCGGCGCACGTTGGTTCCAGCGAAGACAGCTGGAACGTGTTCAACGCGATCAAGTCGCAAACTGCACCGTTTGATCAAATTGAACCGTTGGGCGCTCGAATTGCGTTGGGCACATTGGACGCTGGCCTGGCGCAATTCATTGTCCAGGACTTGCGCATTGAGACGCACCCGGACCGCGCCAACACTTACCTGGTCACATCGACAGCGCGTGGCCCGTTGGTGGGTGTCAGCCTGTATCGGGGAATCAAGACATCCCAACAGAGCGGGCAACGTCTAACAGCGCAATACATTCAACCGGCTACCGCGTCATTCCCTGCGAATGGAACCATCGCCTGGCCACCAACTACGGTGATCTCCAGCGGAACAATCACAAACGTCATGGGGACGCCGTTCCAGCGACCAGTTCGGCAGAACGTTTTGCGCGTGGAGTTCATCGTTCACGACCCCAATCCAGCCTTGGGCTACACCAATGTTCCGTCCGACCCAACCGTGCACCTGAATAAACGGAACTCGGCTGTTTTCTTAGGACTGCCCGCTGGTTCGGTGCTGTTCCAAGGGTACGAGCGTCGCTACGTGACGGATTTGGTCACCATGGATGTTTACACGTTCGTG